TGGTAGGGTTACTGTAATTGGGTTAGATGTTGTGTTAGCAAGAATTTGATCACCTGCTACAGCTGTGTATGCTGTTACTGATGATGAATCGATTGTGTAATATCCTTTTTCTATAACTCTTGTAACTGTATTTGTACCATCCGACACACATAAAAGAGTAGCTGCATTAGGTACTGGTACTGCTGTACCACTAGCTGTTGTTACACTTAAAGTATATTTAGCGGATGTTCTATTAGTCTCATCACTAATCACCCAAACTCTTTCAGAGCCAGAAGGCATAGTTAAAGTTGTGTTAGTAGATAAGTTACCAGATAGTTTTAAATAAAAATTCTTACCATTAGAAGCTGCACCATCAGATAAAAGTAAAGTTACACTACCACTAGCCATACTTAAATCTAAATAACCACTAGCGCTTTGTTCTAATATTTGTAAATTTGTATTTGTAATAGTTCCCCAGAGACCTGCTTTTTCACCGGTTGCTACTAATTCTAATTTTAAATCTGTTGAAAATGTTGATGCCATAATTTTAACTTGGATCTATTGGTGTCCAAACCATATTTGCTCCAGGTACAATCTCATTCCATGTAATAACGCCTGCGTCGTTAGTATTTAATGTTAAACCACTTCCTGTAGGATTTACTAAAGCAGTTCCGCTAATTGTAACATTTCCAGTTGCTAACGTCAACGCGTTTCCTGTAGGGCTGACCGAAGCATCTGCCGTTACTGTAAATGAGCCTAAACCTAGTGATGTAGCGTTTCCTGTAACAGTAAAGTTTGAATCACCAGAAATAGTTAAAGTTCCAAGACCCAATGTTACTTGATTTGGATCTGGATCTTGAACAACAGAATCAGCAATAATACCTACACTACCAATCGTAATAGTTAATGCGTTACCAGTAGTTGATACTAGTACATCATTATCTGGTCCTGATGTAGCAAATGGTAATGCTGATATTGCGTCAAATCCTAAACTCATATAAATCCTTAAAAGGAGACAGTGAGGTATGTGGTGGAGTCACTGCCTCCATTTAAGGATTATATTACTTTTTAAACCAACTTGGAAGTCCTAAATGAGGTCTTCGATCATTTATGTTTTTATCTGCATCTTTAGATTTTTGGTCGTTATAGTGCAGAAACACTTGGGCACAGTTATCACCTTGAAACTCTTCTCTCCAATGTTCTAACTCCATACCTCTATATACAAGCATATCACCAGGCTTTAAATTTATAGAAACACCCTTGTTATTACTAGTTGTTGTGTATTTTTTACCATCGGGTATACCAACATTTTTCTTTGGCTCTAAATGTATAGGCCAAGGATCACCGCCTAAATTTAACGTTGTAGATATTTCACAACTAAATCTATCTTTGTGTCTGTGTAATATATCACCTGCCTTATATATTCTTGCATAAGAATAAGTTGGATTTAACTTAAGTCCTGTTTTCTTTTCCATGATAGGCAAAGTTTTCATTAACAAAGTTTCCATA